GTTACAATTCTAAAATGTTATTAATGAATGCCGAGTTTATTAATTTTAGATTAAAGAGAATGACAGAATGGCAAAAGAAAAGGCAAGAGATTGCAAAACGATATGATGAACAATTAAAAGATATTGTGACCTTGCAACCAATGACAACAAGTTTAAATCATAACTATCACAAATATGTCATACGAGTTGAAGACAAAGAAACAAGAGATACACTAAAGAAAAGACTTAACGCAACCGTTCATTATCCTACTCCTATATCTGAAAACAAGATGTATGAGAAGTTAATAAATAGAGTTGATGAGTGTCCAAATACTCAATTAGTTTGTGATACGATATTGACATTACCTATTCATCCATACTTAACAGATGAAGAGGTTGATAACACTTGTAATATTATAATGGCTACGATATGAACGAAATAATAATTAGTCCTTCATTTAAAACTTTCTGTTATATTGACGATAAAAATAATATGGTTGATATAACAAATAAGTTACCATTTAGACTTATAGAGTTAATTAAAAAGATGAGATACATCTTTGGCGATGATCTTGTAATTGATAAGTCTATTTCAGGTGACATTGAGGACATTTATGAGTATATTATAGAAAAGGCCTATGAAAGACCAGAGTATATATTTGAAGAATTAAATTTTAAAGATAATGCAAAACAAAAATTACTAATTGCATTTAATAAATTCTTTTGGAATAAAGTATGAAAACATTAAAAGAAATACAAGAAAATTATTTAGCGATAGACTTCTTTCTATCTATGTCTTGTAATAAAAATTGTCACTATTGCACCTCTTATACTTTAGAGATGAGAAACTTGACGGTTGATATGGATTTCTTAAAAAGAACATTACACTATTTAAGAAACTATAAAATTCGTGTGTGTTTATTAGGTGGCGAACCTGGTCTTATAAAAAATTTAGATGATGTTGTAAATGAAGTTAAAAAGAATCCTAATCATGTGTGTTCGGTTTTATCAAACTCTTTTGTTCGTAAGAGATACCCACACTTAATAACAGATCCAGATGTTCTTTATATTGAACATAACATATTAGATTTTTATGAAGACAAGATTGAAAAACTAGGTAGTTTAGATTTACTATGGCCTTATGGTTTTATACAACCCAATAATCATAACGCTTATAATCTATGTGTAAAGACACCTAACTATTACAAATACAAAGATAACTTTCCTGAAGAAATGAAAATGTTAGAACATAAAAATACTATGTTTAAATCTTTTAACGGCAGAACACCTAATAAAGATGATGTGTTAGAGGTTCATACACAGGCAGCCGAGATAGATCGTAAGATGTGTGCTGCTTTTCCTATGGTGCCTGTTATAGATTTTGAAAAAAGACATATAGTCCATTGCAGTAAGAAGTTTGCTAACAATTCTATTCTATCTAAAACATTTGAACTAACACAAGAAAATGTTGATAAGATGATGAACTTTAGATTATTTAAGTATGAGAACTATTGCAAGACTTGTATGGAGTGGGTAGAACCTAAAGGTCATTTTCCTGTATCAAAATATGCGAGTGTATTATGACAATAACTCAATCATTACAAAGAAGAGCACATGTTGTTCATTATTCTAAAACCAAAATACCTAGAAGATCACAAATAGAAAAGATGTTAAGAATAGGATATCCTCTTGCAACATCAAAACAAAAAGCATTTCCTTATAAAGCATATGTGTTAGGACCAAATGAAGAAAGAAGTAAGATATTATATGACCTATGTGAAGGCAATAAAGTAGAGTTTGATGGTGATGTAGAACAAAAAGGATTTAAGTATCAAGCAAATCCTAATCTGTTTCATTTAGCAACAGCACCTTGGACATTAATATTTACACCAAGAGTTGCGCTAGGTAATCAATATGCACGAGAACAATGTGCTAAAACAGGAACAAGATGGGAAATGGGCGATGAGTCATTTATACCTCATGGTAGAGAAAGTTGGAGTATAGAAGTAGGCATGATTGCAAAAACAATTACAGGTGCAGTATTAGACGCAGGTTGGGATACTTCATATAATATTTGTTTTCCTAAAGAAGTAAGTAAATGGCCTAAAAAATATTTTAGTTTTATTAAACACATGCCATATCTAATACAGACTATTGGTAAAGCAGATTTGTATAAGTGGCAAAATATGAAACCAGAAAGTTTAGCAAAAGATACCTGCCCACCATTTAAGGATATCTTTATATTTGAAGATGACAAATAAATTACCTGAACATTTGACTAAAGGTGGTCCTGGCGATAAGTATCTAGGCGAAGGCAAGATAGATACATCTAGTTGGTTTGAAGATTCACACATGGATGGTCAAGTAGGACCATTTGAAAAACAAGTCAAAGACCAAGATATATTTTTCTGTGGTGCACCCTTTCAATTATTATTTACAGATATACAAGGTAATTATTCGCCATGCTCATGGGCAAGATCATCTGAATTTGGCCCTAATATAAGAGATACATCTATAAGAGAATGGTTTGAAAACGATCCTAAACTAAATCAATTACGAAAAGAAATGACAACACCTGGCTCTGATTTAGAGTTGACAAAAAAATCGTGTGTATCATGTATCAACCAAGAAAAACAATATGGCAGATCCAGAAGACAGGCCTCACTAAAGATACAAAGTCAAAATGATGGCCTATGGCCAGGTATGCGTGAAGCAGTTAAGTTATTTAAAAAAACAGGTAAAGGTCATATAGCACATAGAATTTTTGAAGTGCAAATTAAAGCATTTGGCAATCAATGTAATTTAGATTGTTATATGTGCCACACCTATGACTCTTCTACAAGAACTACAACATTGAACTCAAAAGAGTTAGAAGGTCAGACCGTTATGAATAATCATACTATCAGACACGGCAATGATGTTAAACTTAATTCTTTTAAAGGTCAGATAACAGATATTATAGATCAGATAGTTGAGTTTGCACCATACATTTATAATCTTAAATTGATCGGTGGCGAACCATTAGTTATGAAACAATTTTATCAATTACTTGACGCAATGATAAAGACAGGTCATACTGATAAAATGTATTGTAAATTTCAAACAAACATGTCTGTTTTAACACAAGGTAAATATAAAATTACAGACTACATCAAACATTTTAAACTATTTGAATTTACGGTATCGCTTGATGGCATAGGTAAGACAGATGAATATATTAGGCGTAGATCAAATTGGGATGATATAGTTAAGAATATAAAAACGGTAAAACAATATCCTAATGTTCAAGTAAATGTAAATGGCACAATATCTTTTTTAAGTGTGTTGAGATTTGATGAACTTATAAACTGGTTTGATGAAAACAAAAAACTATTTAATCAGATTAACTGGTCTAATATAAGAGGACCAGCAAAATTATGTGCAAATGTATTGCCAGATGATTTAAAAAAAGAACTTATAGACAAATACAAAAACTTTCCTGATATACAAAATGTATTAAAAGAAGATAATGGTGGTCTGTCTTATTTAGATACAATTGACTATCTTTTAAAAATAGATAAATACTATGAAGGCACTAAATGGGAATCACACTTGTTTGATGTCTTTCCTGAATTGAAAAAATATAATGGGGAAAAAAGAGTGAAAAAAATATATTCTGTAGCACTTAACTTACACGACCACAATACCTACGATGGCGTGTATCATAATCAAAGAGAACGACACACTAGATTTAAACACAATCTGCCATACAAAGCAGAGGCATATAATCATCAATCAGACATATTAAATCCTAGTGATTACAGATTAAATAATGATTTTGTTAGAGAATATTGGGATACAAATAAAAGAGATGGCACAAATGGTATTTTAGCATTTACATATACCTTTGGTGGTATAAGACAATGTAAAGATATGTTGCCACAAGATATATTTGATTATGACCCGAAGAAACTATGGGACTATTATTTAAAAGATGATCTTTACTTTATAGATCATCATCAATCACACGCAGCCTACGCCTTTCTCAATTCAGGTTATAAACAATCTGATATACTTGCAATAGATGGTATAGGTTCTAAATTTAGATGTGTCTTTTTTGATAAAGATGGCAATCTAATTGATTTATCAGATAAGTTACCTATTGGTTGGTTATGGAATCATATGTCAGGCCTTACAGGTTTTGGCACATTAGGTGCAAGTAAATTAATGGGTAAAGTAGGTTACGGTAAACATAGTGATTACTATTACGAAACATTTGAAACAATACTTGCAGGTGAGATAACTGAAAAGAAACAAGAACACTTTAAAGAAATTAGATTGGGAGGTCCATACGCAGGAGAAAAAATGTATTATGTTGAAGACCTTGCATATACATTACAAGAATTTACATTAGATAAAATTAGAGAACATGTATATCCATTAAAGACTTGCGAAAATCTTTGTATTGCAGGTGGTGTTGCTTACAATGGTTATATGAATGAAGAATTTA